CTGGCTGCTTACTTCCACGCTGAGCCGCGGGTCGAGGTACTGCCGACCACTAACAAATTTCACTATTTCGAGCATGGTAAAACGCTGATCGCCTGCACCCACGGTGACACGATCAAGCTGCAAGCCCTGTCCGAGATTATGGCGACAGATCAGCCGGAGATGTGGGCGAAAAGCCAGCATCGGTACTGGTATACGGGCCATATCCACCACACCACCCGGCAGGAGCTTAGGGGCAGTGTGGTTGAGTCATTCCGTACCTTGGCGGCAAAGGACGCCTGGCACATGAATTCGGGTTACCGATCGGGCCGGGATATGTACTGCATCGTGCATGACAAGGAATACGGCGAGGTAGAGCGCCATCGCTGTGATATCAGGCGAGCCCGGGACAATGGGTGACCTGATTGGCATCGATGGTGGCAAGCCTAAAACGATCAGGATCGAGCTCGAAGTGGTCGAGTGCGGTAACTGCGAGTCGGCAATGTTTTCGTGGAAGGTAGACGCCAACAACCCAAAGCAGCACATCCTTTCGTGCTGTGTGTGTGGGCATCTGTTTCCGGTACTCGAAGCAGAGGAATCTAACGTGTTTGCGGAGTTTGAGGGGGAGAGCGAGTGATGCGAACAAAGAATCTATATCGCACCCATTTCATCCACCAGGACAAACGCAAGCGTGCGGGCCGTAAGGCGAAGCACAAGGGCGGCACGCAATGGCGCTAGGGTCACTCATAGGTAAAATTTTCGGCTCTGAGAAGGCCATTGAGGGCGCTGTAAAGGGCATCTCGAATAGCCTGGATGTGCTGGTCTATACCGACGAGGAAAAGGCCAACGATGCCGCGCAGGAACGCCAGAAGGCTCGGGCGATGGTTATCGACTGGATGCAGGCCACAAGCGGGCAGGCATTAGCTCGCCGGCTGATAGCGTGTGCCATTACGTTTATCTGGCTCCTGCAATACCTATTTGGCTGGGCAATGGTCACGGGCGCTGTGTTTAGCGATCCTGAGATTGCTGCCCGGATGAAGGAGGCCAGTGAAATCACGCAGGCCCATGCAGACAGCATGACCGGGGCCGTAATGTTAATTCTGAGCTTCTATTTTGCGGCTCCTCATTTGGACAAAGTGGTAGGGCCGGCAATGGAGCGATTTTCAAAGGGCGGTAAAAAATAATGCGCGTTGATCCCTCTGTTAGCTGGGGCGATATCGCCATGACAACCGGGCTGGTGTTCTCTGGAATTATTGCTTTTGCCTCCGTGTCTGAGGGAGTTTCCCTCAATGCCGCATCGATTGAGGTGGTAGAGCGTGACGTCCAGCAGTTAGCCCAGGAGCACCGCGATAGATTGAGCCAGGAAAAGGCTGACCGAGAGCGATTGCGCCAGGAGATGCGTGAGGATCTGCGCGCCATATCTGAAAAGCTCGATCTATTGATGCAGAGAAGTAACGGTGAATAACGCTAGGGCTGCATATGGCGGCGTCCAACAAATCAATGCGATTGCGCCTCAAGCCCCTGCCGCTACCCATCAAGGCCAAGCGCAGGCAGGGCAATCACGGCTAAACGATGCTCTCGTTGCCCAATCCCGGCAGACCATGCGAGTGCCTGCCACGCCGGTTAAGGGCTTACTGGCTAGAGCTTCTGGCGGTAAAGCGAACAAGCCCGGCGCTGTGCCCCGGATGCCTGACATAACCCAAGGAGGGCGTTATGTCTGACGATTGGGACGATGATTTCGATGACTTTGAGGAAGAGCCCAAGAAAAAGCGCGGGCGTCCGAAAGGTAGTTTCAACAAGGCATCAAAAGCTCAGATCGAGCGAGTGTGTGCTGATGGCGGGCAATCCCCCCTTGAGTATCTTGCATCGATCTACCAAAACGAGGCAGAGGACATCCGTTACCGGATAGACGCTGCCAAAGCCGCCGCACCCTATGTCCATGCGAGATTGTCATCGACGGAGATCAAGGCCGCAGTACAGGAGATATCCCAAGAGGAATGGCTGGAGAGCTTGAACTAACCCGCCTCAAGCTGAAAAACGACTTTGAGTTTTATGCCCGTAACTGTCTTTCGGTTAGGTCAAAATCTGGCGAGGTAAAGCCGCTACTACTGAACAAAGCCCAGCGGTTTATTAACGACTGCATCGAGGAGCAGAAGAAGCAGACCGGCCAAGTCAGGGCGATCATCCTCAAGGGCCGGCAGCAGGGCGTCTCGACTTACGTTGAGGGGCGGTATTACTGGAAAACCACGCATCGCAAGGGCGTCCGGGCGTTCATTCTGACGCATGAGGCAGATTCGACGTCAGCGCTGTTTGAGATGGTTGAGCGGTATCACCAGGGCGCGCCGGATTTCGTGAAGCCGTCTACTGGTGCGAGCAATCAGAAAGAGCTCAGCTTTGACAAGCTCGACTCGGGTTACAAGGTAGGGACAGCCGGGAACAAAAGCGTTGGTCGTGGAACAACGATCCAATACTTCCATGGTTCGGAAGTTGCTTACTGGCCCAATGCGGCAGAGCACGCCAAGGGGATATTGCAGGCGGTGCCGGATGAGGCAGACACAGAGATCATTCTGGAGTCTACCGCTAACGGCGTAGGAAACTTTTTTTACCAGCAGTGGCAACAGGCAGAGGCTGGTGTCAGTCCATTCCAGGCGATCTTTGTGCCCTGGTACTGGCAAGATGAATATCGTAAGGCGGCGGGTGGTTTGGTGCCGACTGACGAGGAAGAGCAGTTGATCCGGGCGTATGGCTTGGATAGTCAGCAGTTAGCGTTCCGGCGATCCAAGATTGCGGAGTTATCTGCTGACGGGATAGATGGGGCGTTTTCTTTCCGACAGGAATACCCCATGACAGCGCAAGAGGCGTTCCAGGTCACTGGCGGGGATAGCCTGATACAGCCGGAGATCGTCGTAGAGGCCCGCAAAGCCAAGGTATTGGCGGTAGGCCCTTTGATTATTGGCGTCGATCCTGCGCGCTTTGGTGATGACAGGACGGCCATTATTCGGCGCAAAGGCCGGTCGGCATATTTCTTAGAGACGTTTGAGCAGCGATCAACAATGGAGATCGCTGGCATTGTTCACTCTCTGATTAAAAACGAAAACCCTGCCCAGGTTGCTGTAGACGTTGGCGGCTTGGGTGCTGGCGTTGTCGATCGCCTGATGGAGCTGGGGCATGAGGATGTTGTAGTGCCGATTAACTTTGGCAGCGCTGCGTTGGATCCTCAGAGGTTTTTAAACCGCCGGGCGGAGATGTGGTGGTCAATGCGAGATTGGCTCGATGGCGATGTGCCGGTAATGATCCCGGATCGGGATGACTTGCATACCGACCTATGTGCCCCGCAGTACAAGTATGACTCTAACGCCAGGCGTAAGTTAGAGAGCAAAGACGATATTAAGAAGCGCGGCTACAGATCGACTGACTGCGCTGACGCGCTGGCTTTGACGTTCGCTGAGCCGCTTACTCAAAGCGATTTCGACAACATGATTGAGCAGCCTACGATCGTAGACAAGGTTGCCGGCTACTAAAGGATTCTCATGCAGGAAGAGATGGAAGGTTATGGCGACGAGCTTATGTCTCCGCAGACAGCGGAAGAGCATGAGCTGGAGATCGCTGAGCGCCTTCATATTTTTGCTTCTCGACTGAACAAGCTGGCGGCAGAACAGGTTGCCAAGCGCAATCAGATCGAACAGCGGTGGCTGGACGATATTCGCCAGTACCACGGTGAGTATGCCTCTGATGAGGCGGCAAAGCTCGCCAGGGCCAAGGGCTCTGAGGTGTTCGTCAACATCACGCGAAACAAGACCAACGCAGCCGAAGCGCGGTTGCAGGATATGTTGTTTCCGACTGATGACCGGAACTTTGGGATTTACCCGACTCCGGTTCCAGAGCTTGATTACATAAGCAAGCAGGAGCCAGAGACGCCAGATCAGCAGACTGCTATCGAGGCGGCACGAAGCATAGTGGCTGAAGCCACTCAGTCAGCTATGCAGATGCAGGATGTAATTGACGATCAGCTTTTAGAGTCTCGCTATCACATTAAAGCTCGCGACATCATCCACGATGCCTGCCAGCTTGGAACTGCGATTATTAAGGGCCCGGTAATTGTTGGCCGCACCAAAAAGCGCTGGGACGTTATGCCTGATGGCATGAGTATGTTGCAGATCGTGGAGGCGCTAGAGCCTACTGTCGAGCGGATTGACCCCTGGGATTTTTACCCGGATATGTCAGCAAAAACGATATCAGAGGCTGAGTTTGTCTTTGAACGCCGCCGGCTAAGCAAAAAGCAGTTAAGAGACATGGCAAATCTGCCAGGTATTTTGGTCAGTCAACTTCGAGAGATTGTAAAGACCAGTGCTAAGAGCACTCACATTGCCAAAGACTTTACCGATGACATCCGAAACATTACCGGGATCAACACGGTAGGCGAAGGCAATAAGTACGAGATATGGGAGTACCACGGCCCTGTATCCAAGTCTGAGCTGATTGACGCTATGCGGATGTCAGATGATGAGATGGATCCAGAAGAGATCGATGAGCTGAATGATGAGGTAGAGGCTACCGTTTTCTTCTCCGGCGATCGTGTCATCAAGGTTGCTCTCAATCCGATGGATTCTGATGAGCGGCCATTCGCAGTGTTTAACTGGGAAAAGGATGAGTCCTCGATCTTCGGGTTTGGTGTGCCATGCCTGATGAGAAGCGCTCAGCGCGTCATCAATGCGTCTTGGCGGATGATGATGGACAACGCCGGACTGTCGGTAGCGGATCAGTTAGTTATCAACAAGGAGCTCCTGTATCCCGCTGATGGCACCTGGGATATGACTCCAAAGAAGATTTGGTATCTACGTGACAAGACCAGATCGGTACAGGAGGCGTTTGCCTCGTTTGCTACGCCTAGCCATCAAATAGAGCTCGCTAACATTTTCACTATGGCGCGTCAGCTTGCAGACGAGGAGACGAATCTGCCGTTGATTGCCCAGGGCGAGATGGGGCCGCATACCACTAAGACCTCATCCGGCATGGCGATGCTGATGAACAGCTCAAATATCGTATTGCGGAAGGCGGTAAAGAACTGGGATGACGATATCACCCGGCCGCTGATTACGCGGTTTTACGATTGGAATATGCAGTTTAACGAGCGGGCTGACATCAAGGGTGACTTCAGCATCGAGGCCCGCGGATCCGGGGCCTTGTTGGTACGCGAGAAACAGCAAGAGAACCTGATGATTTACGCCAATATGTCTATGTCTGTGCCGGAGTTTTCTAAGCGCAGAGATTGGGCTGAGCTTGATCGAGAAATCGCTAAGTCACTAGAGCTGCCTTATGACCAGATCACTCTGGATGAGGCGGACATTGCTGAGATGGAGCAGATGCAGGCCGAGATGATGGCTATGCAACAAGCCGATCCTGGTCAGGAAGCGGCAATGCTCGATATGCAGCTCAAGCAAGTTGA